TACCTCCTTAGGCCACAATCGTGGTGTCGACGTCAGCCAACACACCGTGCTTGCGGCGATTGGACACCCAGCTCGCCCCCATCCAGAGGATGTGGGAAGCCATCGCGTCCTGATTGTCGGGCTTGTGCCAGTCATCGGGGGCGAAGTCCGTGTCCGAATCCACCGTGATACCGATGAACTGGGAGTTGAAGGACCAGAGGGACCCCTGCGTAGTGACCAGCGTGGTGTTCTCGGTTGCGGCGTTGAACGCGAACTCGTCCCACACCATCGGATCGTCGTACAGGGCGACGTTGTGGAACGGGATGTCGGCCCGCGCGAAGGTCGGGTTGCGGTGGAACGTCCGCAGAGCCTTGCAGTAGAACTCGAAGAAGTTCTGGTCCGAGAAGTGGATGTCGGGACGCCCACCGGGACCCTTCGAGCAGTTGTTGAGGTGGTTGTCCAGCTCAGCGAAGAACGCGGCATAGTTGGCTGCCGTGCTCGTCTTCGTCTGGTTCCTCCACCAGGTGTAGGTGCTCTGGTTGATGTTGCCGACCGACCGACTCTGCGTCGGATCGAAGTCGAGCAGCTTCGCGATCGGATCGATGAAGATCGACCCGTTGTTGGGGGAGGTGTAGGGCGTACGGCACTGAGCCGCCGTGTTGACGCCGTTGCCCTGGATGAAGGTCTTGGCGAAGTATTCCTTGATACCCAGGGTAGCCTGCTTGACCTTCGTGGTCATCAGGTTGATGATGGCATTCTCGCCCTTGTTCTGCTTCCGCTCCTTCCCCGAGATCATGATCGGGACCGACATCTGCGCCCAGTCGAAGAACGCGGCGGTGATGCCGTCGGTCGGGAACAGGCTGAGGGTGTCGTAGCCCGAGTACGAATCGGGCTGCGTCAGAGCGTACATGAGTTCGACCTTCAAGCGCTCGCCGAGGCTCGACTCCTTCTTGTAGGTCTTGCTCTTGTTCATCATCGTGTAGAACAGCGCGTTGGCGGTCGAGATCTGGTCCTCGATCACCTTCCGGCTGTTCATGAGGGTCGTTGTCAGTACGGGTCCGTATTCCAGACTCAAAGACGAGGGAGGCATGGTGACTCCTTAGTTACCGGGAAACATCCCAGAGTTCCCCACGTTGAGCCGCCGCTGCGGCATCTTCGAACGTAGGATTCTTGGGGGGCTTGACGAAGGTCTGCTTCACAGGAACGGTGGAAGTCTTCTTCGGAGTGTTGTCAACCGTCTTGCTCATCCGAGTGATCACCTTCTTGATGGCATCCCCGTCCGCACCAGCGCCCTTTACGGCGTTGTACAAGAGGTTCAGGTACTCGGTAGTACCCATCCCCTCTCCGGGCTTCAGCTTCATCGACATCTCGGCCATCTGCGGCTCCACGTCCTTGTAATCGGGGTGGGCAGCAGCGAAAGCTTCGGTGATCGCTTCAGCTTCTTGGATCGCAGCTTGTACGACCAGGTTCTCGGCCTTCTCAGCAACGGGACCGAGTCTCTTGTCGATGACCTTCTGCAACGCGGGGGCCAGGGTCTTGGCAGCATTCGCATCACCGAGTGCTTCGGTGAGTGCTGCTTCCAACTCCTGATCTGGTTCGGCGGCAGGTGCGCCGTCAACCTTGGTGTCAGGTGCACTACCCCTTCGGGTAATGTCGTAACCCGCACGCTCGGCCAACACCTTGATGGCTGCGTGCGGATCTCTCTCGAATTCGACCCTCATGCGCTCGGCTGCGGACAGCTTTTGCGTCTTCTGGGTCCAACCCTTGTTCAGCAAGTTGTAGATCTTGCTAAGGTTAGGATCGGCTTTGACGGCGGCGACTTGTTCCTCGGTAAGACCGTCCTCGTTCACCTGATCCGCAGGTGTTGATGTGGCTTCCGTCGTCTGCTTTGGTTCATCACCCTCCGCAGGGACTCCCCCATCCGGGGGGTTGGTCACTTCGGGCTCGGTGACGGTTTCCGCAGTATTGTCAGCCATTTACGGGGTGCTCCTCATTTGTACCCTATCACAGCGATGGGGGAATTGTCAAGTGCTACTTTTTGCCTGCTTGGATGCTGCTGGTCCCGGCCTGGGGCTTCGCCGGCTTCTTGCGCTTCAGTTGTCTGTTCGCGTCGACGATCTCCATGTCCTCGGTCTTCATCTCGAGAGCCGCCCGCTTTCGGTAGTTGGCGATGGTCTGGACCAACGGCCTGGGTGGGGTTCCGTATCCGGACTGTTGAGAATTGAACACTCTAACCTCCTTACGGGGCTTGAGAGACTGACCACCAGGCTCCTGCAGCTTGACATATGAGAGTCAACCTACCAAAGGACTTACTAGATGCCGTCATGGTGAACATGCCTTTTGAACCCTCTATGGTGTCCTCACCCACAGGGATCACAAACACTGCTTCCGATATTTCTATTCTACGGATGAAGACTGTATAGCCTGGGGTTGCCTTAGGCAGACGTACCTCAAACACCCCAGGCTGTACCACGAAGTTCGTGAACTCGCTCACTTCTTTTTGGTCTTTCTACCCAATAAGGACAAAATACGTAGCAGGTCCCACCCGAAGAATTTCAAGATGGTGCCTACTTCTTCTTGGGGGGCGGGGTGGGTCGACCAGGGTTACCGTACGATCCCTTCATCTTCCCGGGCATCGGACAATCTTTGCCTGCCATACTACCTCCTATATCTCACAGCCCGGCATTCCGATCTTCGGGCTGAGGAATTCGAGTTTGCGTTCCTTCATGAGCTGGGCGCGCCTGCCGCCCGGCCCTGAGTTCACCGTCTCACGCAGAGTGTAGTCGTAGTAGGAGTGGCTGACGTACAGGGTGGGTTTCCCGTGCGGACAGTAGGGCCACTCCCCGATCTCGACTTCAGCACCGCACTTCTCACATTTTTCCACTGGATCACTCCATCACAGGTATAGACGACCTGTCAATTACGACTTCGATCCCTGCTCCACCGCCTCTTGGGCGCGCCCCTGAGGCTTGGGTTGCGGGTTGGTCCCACCACTGTTGTCAGGCTTCTTCGCGGGACCGGCCCCCTTTCCTCCGTCAGGACCCGCCCCCATGGTGAGCTGCATCGTGAGGATCTGGATCATACCCTGCTTGATCATCTGCACATCCTTGTCAGCCCTCATTCCGAGGAACGCAAGGGTCTTTTTCAACACCTCGTCGGAGGTAAGAAGGAACATCATTATGGCCGGGTTGCTGATGATGTTGAGGACTTCGAACCACTCCGCCCGCTGTTGTTCCATGGTGACGGGGCTCAAGGCCTCGACGTCGACCTGTACCTCGTAGTTCATATCCTTCAGATCGTTGAAGGTGATCTTCTGCCAGTTGGCTGCGACTCGGGCAGCCTCCATCATCGCGGCGGGGGACTGTAGATCCACATTCCGTAGGATCCACATATCCAGGGTCATGTTGTCTTCGGCGGTCTTCCCGATCAGCCACCCGATGTGTCCCAACCACCTGGCCACCATCTCGCGCCGGTACGAGCTGCGTACCTTCGAGTTGACGTCGATGATCTGGGCCTGGGTTGCGGTCTCGGCCCCCGCGACACCTTTTTGCTCTCCGCCAATCCCGGAAACCTCCCGGAAATCGTCCTTGGCCAGAGGGTAGGACAGGTACACCGATCGATCGGGTTGCGGGAACTCGATCACATCAAAGGCGTCCATCCTCTTAACCTTGATGACTTGGCCGTCCTCGCCCATTTCGAGCTTGGCCTCCTCATCCTCGTCCATCACCCCTTCCATAGACTTCACCATACGGTTGGTGAGCCGTCGCTGGTTCTTGATCTTCTTCTTGATGTCGTTGAGTTCCTTCTGACACTCCAGGAGCTGCCACACTGGGGGGCAGGGATACCAGCTGTTGAGGATGGAATGGTGCCTCAGGTCCGCTACGTTGAACATCTTCAACTCTTCCCGCTTGAGGTATAGATCCCCCTGCTCCACAAATTGCAAGAGGCTGCGGGTCCGGAAGTCGTAGATAGTCCACTTCGTGACGGTTTCCGAGTCGGAGTTGTCCTCCGGGGTGGAGGGCTTGTCCTTGTCGTCGATCAGGTTGCTATCGGCCTTGGCCCGCTGGGCAGCAACCTGATCGTAGTACGGGTCCTTCCTCAAGTCGGACACATACACCTTCTCCGTATACCCGACCCAGTCGTTCTCCACGGTCCGGTTCTTGTTGGAGGAGGAGATGTACCAGTCCTGCCACGGGATGCGCTTCACGAAGACATCCTCTTGTACGATGACGCGCCCTCTAGTGTCGATGATGGGCTGGCCCTGGCTGTCGAGCGTGGGCTCGTTCTTGTCGTCCAGGACCGGCTTGTCCTTGTTAGGATTCTCGTTGAAGTCGGCCGAGTAACCGATGATGGTTACCCCGAACGCGAACATAGACTCCTTCAACGACAGATCGCACGCCTCACGGGAGGCATATTCAGGGTCGTTGTAGATATTGTTGATCATGTCCTCGCGGAGTTGGCAACGGCTCGCGAGATCCGCACCGTCCACTGAGGATCCGGGGTCATCAGCTCGACCGGGCTTAGGGCGTACCCCGAACTTGGGATTGTAATACAGGACCGAGGGCAGGATCGACTCGACGGTGGACCAGATCTGGTTAACAACCGGGGTGTCCTTCGCCATCTCCTCGAAGTTTCGTTGGTGCCCGAGGTACCAGTTCTCCAGGTCCTTTATCTGGTACTTCTTCTCCCACTCGGACTTCACCTTGCGGGCGTTGGCGATCTTGGAGCGCCAGGACCTTAGCTCCTTGGTCTCACCGGTCCTGTCCTCAGGGATGCCCGATACTTGGGTGTCCTTTGTACCAATCTGCTCCGCAGGGGGCCTGTCCTTCAACTGCCCCTCGGGGATGTACATCGTGTCTTCAGCCATTACATTCTCCCAAGAACGACGCGGCCTCGGACCGCGCGCCTGATTTTGTTGCGAGCCTTCATCTGCCTCTGAACGGCCTTGAACGATTTAGCGTTGCTGGACTTCTTGGTCTTAGGCCCGGTATCGGGACGAGATGCCACGTGGTATCGTACCACATCGTACCCGTGGTCCGCTATAGTCTTGTCCCGATCGTCGCTGAAGATGGGGCGTCCCAGCTCAGTGCCCACCTTCTCGCGCCTTTGAGCGTTGGTCTCGCGGATGATGTGGAAGCACCCCTGGGGGTATGCATCTGTTTTCTTCACGAAGAAGATACGAGGCGATCCCTTCTGCCCGGTGAAGGGGTTCACCCTGCCTAGGTCCACCCTAAGGTACTCGCTGATCTTGTTTCGGGTGCCTAGCTCGTCGTTGTCTCCTGCTTCCCACCAAATAACAGTCTCGCGGGTCATGTCTGTGATCTCGGTAGCATCCAGGTATTCTTGGGCCACCGACCACCGCTGCTTGTTCTTCTGCATGGAGGGGTTGAAGATCGCGGGGTCTGCCAGGTTGCGGATGTAGGACTCCCCCTTACTATAGTCGAATATCGCCCTCCGGTGATCCGAGATGAGTTTGTTGGGCATGTAGTATTCTCGATACACGATCGAGTTGCCATTCTGGTCTATGGCGATCCAGGCACAACAGGTGGGGGCGGAGTCCCCGTGGTCCAAGACCCGCACCAGGTAGCACTTGTCGTGGACGTAGCGCTCCAGCTCCTCGCTCCACTCCAGGATGGATTCGGGGTTGATGTGGTGGATCTTGCCCTCAGGCATCCCCCACTCGCCCTTGACATACCTGCGGATGAAGCTGGCGTCCCGGTTCATCAGCTCTTGTTTGTTCTGTGCCCCGAGGAACTTGTTGTCGAGGCTCGAGCTTGTGATCATCTTGTAGCCGAGATCGTGATAGCTCGTCTTCCTGTCAGTCTCTACTGCGGTTCCATCCGGCATGATCTCAAGCACCGGGATCTTGTATTCCCAATGCTCGGGGCTCATCTCATGAAACCTGCGGTAGATCCAGTGAAGCTCGTGATCAGGGTTGCAGGTAAGGTATGAGTAGGGTGGAGGTTGCGGTACCCCCTCCGGAGTAACCCACTCCCATTTCCGGCCCGCCGCAAGCTCCTGATCTATCATCCACTGGGGGACTTCTGCCTGGTCCCAGCGTCCCACGCGGCTCATCATCCGCTCGAAGATCTCCTCCTCTGTCTCCTCAGCCTGGTCGATCATGAACGCATTGATCTCGAGACCCTTAATGATGTTCTCGGTGTCAGGGTTGTCGAGGTGCATCCACATGAACTCGGAGCCATTGTTGAGGATCAGGCTCTTGTCCACATCTGACCTTCTCCCCCGAGAGTACATAGAGGGGTGCAGGAACTTGAGGAAGGTGCTCAGGGTGGTCTTCTTGAAGTCCTCCCATGTCTTGCGAGCGACCGCGATCCTGCTCTTGGGAAATGTGTCGGCATACCAGATGAGCTTGAGGGCGCCCAGCGCGGTTTTCCCGGACCCAAATCCCCCTGAGAAGCATAGGGGCGCGGGTCCGTACATGAAGGCTTCCTCCTGTTGGGGAGAGGCCCACCCTATCTGTTCAGTTTTGGAAGGAGGCTTGGCCTTACCGCGGAGGCTGGTGTAGGAGATGGGCATTATTCACTTCCAGTGTCAAAGCCAATTTCTCGGCGAAGGGCGGTCTGCTCATCTAACCACAGAACTATCTTAGGCTCCCCCGACCAGATATCCCCAACATTCCACTGATCGTTGGTCTGGTAGTCCACCGGGGGGTATAGGGGGGTATTGACAGGTTGGCCCGCGCGTGATAGACTAGGGTCGTACCCGCTGCCCCCCTGGTGGGGGTGGGTCTGCAGGTTGCGAGTGGGTCCCCGCAGCTTGGCGAAGCCAAGATGCGAAGCAGCTTCCCTCCCTACCCTCCGCCTCACTTCCCCTCTCCTCCCGGAATTCCGCCTGGTCGCACCCTTGATACGGTTGGGGTGCTGTGCCCCGGAAGTGCGAAGATGGGGACCGTCGCGATGTTGGAGGGCTTCAGGTCGGGAATCATACCCGTTATCGCGTCCGCGTGCTCGACTGCCCTTTGGGCGGCTGCGGGGTTCTTGTCCTGATTGATGAGACGCTTGGTGGCTGCCACCCTCATCTTGAGGGGCACAGACTTGTTCATCATTCGGGCGTATTCGTCCAGATCCGCCCTTCCCGCCTGAGGGGGGTTTGGGGGGGCCTGAGGTTCGGGTAACCCCTGCCTGTGTTCGAGGCTGAGGTTGGGGACCGCGACCGGGGGTGCAGGCCGCTTCGGGGGGTTGAGGAGCTTCGCCTTGATCTCAGATACCCTTTGCGGGCTGATCTTGAGGGCGCGTCCGATCTCGCGGGTCCCCATCCCCTTCCCGAGAAGCTTTACTACCTGATCTTTCATCTCTGGGGTCAATGGTGCCTCCTGGTCTATACTGTAGCACTATCATACCCCACCTGTCAAGTGACGGTTCCTCCCCGGGTCCTCCGCCGGAAATTGCGCGCGTGTTAACTATAGGGGCGGAAATTGCGCGCGGGTGAGGGTCCCCCTCCCCTACCGCCTCAAAGGACCCAGCCGAGGGGTTGAGTATAGGGCGCGCAACCTTACAGCCTGCAAATCTCGTGCCAAATCTTAGACCTTGCAAATCCCGTGCCACAGGTTTGGCATGAAGGTTGCAGGGGAGCAAGAGCCGTGCCTGCCCGGACACCCGCCTTGCCCCTCGTCCGTCCCGTACCGTGCCGCCCGTGCCCTGGGGCCGTCCCGTCCCGTCCCGCGTGCGTGCGCGTTCGTCTTGCTGTCCGGCTGCCGTCCGGCCCAGGGGCCGGCCGTCCGTCCGGGGGCGCCCGAGTTGGCACGAGCCTTGGGTCTGCAACCTGCGTGCCAACCTGCCCGAAGGCCGGCCCGGCGTGGTGTCACGACCACGTCACCGCCAGATACGTGTCAGTGACACCACGTTAGCGCAACCCGTGGTGGTCCCGAGGCGGGTTACCCCAACCGGTTGGGGTGTGGTGTCACGGACATGTCTCCGCAGAGGACGAATAGGCAAGAGGCGTGCCAGCCTGGCTCGGCGATACCCCAACCGGTGGTAGTGCCGCCCGCGATACCCCAACCGGCTGTGGTGTGCCCTGGCGTGACCGGCTGGCACGGGGGTTGCAGCTTGGTTGGGTGGGCCGGGTGACCCGGCTAACGGAGGGCAACCGCGATGATGACGACCAGGACGTACGGACCAGGGCAGGACCCGGCCGGGCTCGATCCGGCGGGGCGCGTGTGCTGGACCGACCCGGACGGGACCCCCCGCTCGCGTGGGCTCAGCGAGCCGCGCCCGGGACGGTTCGTGGTGGTGGTGGTGGGGGTCATCGGGGACGACCCCGCCGAGGTAGCGGCGCGGTACGCGGGGTCGGCCCCCGTGGCCGTAGTGCGGCTCAGTGACGACGAGGACGACGAGGACGACACGACCCGAGCCGCGCATTGGCTCCTGCGGGCCTTCCCGTTCTGGTCGGCCGTAGCGGCGCGGATCAAGGCACGGTAGCGCGCAGACCAGGGCGGGTCGCCTCACCGACCCGCCCGAGCCTGCCCACTAACGGGCAGCAAGGAGACGACCATGAAGACCAAGACCACCGACGCGCGGACGCCTGCCGATCTCGCCGCTGCCAAGGCCGCACGCGAGGCCGAGAAGGCCGCCAAGGACGCGAAGACGAAGGCCATCCGCGACGCGGCGCTTGTGGCCGTTGCCGCCCGCTGGGACGCCATCCCGACCACGGCACCATGCGGCTGCGGCTGCGGCGAGCCGGTGCCGGTTCGCCGGTTCCGGCCCGGACACGACGCCAAGCTGAAGTCGCGAATGCTGGCGGAAGAGACGGCCAAGGCGACGGGTGCCGCCGAGCGAGTGACCACCACCACCGAGACGCCGAAGCCCCCGAAGCGCGACCGCAAGCGCGGCGCCAATCTCTCGGCTCAGGCGCAAGCGTAACGACCCGGCCGGGCCTGCAGGTGAGGCCCGGCTGGTCGTCCCCTGTCGCCCCACGGGCGCTAGCGGACGACCAAGGAGGGTCGTGCTCATGATCCAGGTAACCGTCCTGTCAGACGAAGGCACGCTTCCGCCCATCGCGCCTACGCCCGAGTTCCTCGCCGAGATGTGTGTGCTCGCGATGGTCATGGAGCGCGACCACGCCACACAGACCCGCTTTAACCAGATCCGTGCTGGTGCCGACGACGCCTCCGTCAACGAAGCTTGGCTCTGACCGCAGACCCAGGGGACGCGGGTTCGCTCGCGTCCCCGAGTCTGCCGCCAGGGCGGCAAGGAGGAGACCGATGGCCGCTAAGCTCATGCTCGTCATCATCGACGACAGCGACGAAGACTCGACCCATCCCGAGATCTGGGCCTCGCGCGAGATCGACCCCAACGACCCGGGTGGGGCTATCGCGCAGATAGCCGAGCTTGCCGCCGAGATGCTCGCCGTCGAGACCGAGTACCGAGACCAAGACCAGACCGAACCCGAGCCGGAACCCGAGCCAGGCAAGCGCACCATCGGGCCGGACTACGACACTCGCTGGGAGGAAGGACGCGAATGACCAAGAAAGGCGACGCGTACGTGTGCGTCTACGTCGAGATCGAGTACGGGGACGACGGTTGCCCGACCCCGGAAAGCGAGACCCGCGTGGCCCACCTGCAGCTGGTCGTTGGTGCTGCTGTGGCCAATGACCCGCTACTCGACGTCGATCTCGACGTCATCTACGGCGAGCCGGAGGATGAGCAATGACCAGGCAGGTACTCGTGCTCGTGATCGAGAGCGACGACCCGAACGCGTCCGCTGACTCGATCAGTGAATCGATCTATGACGCGACCATCGATGTGCTTGGCCGGCTGGACTCGCCGGCCTTCGTGAGCTTCACGGTGGCCCCAGAGTCCCCCAACGTTATCATCGCGTTGGCGCGCGCGCTCCACTACGGCAACGAGAGCATCAAGGAGGAACGCGCAGAGTGGGAGCGCGAACAGCAGAACGAAGACGACAACGCCGAGTTTGGCGAGGAGGCAGG